GGTCGATCCTCCAGATGAAAAAACCCGCCTTTGGGGCGGGTGGGATGTCGGTTGCCAAGGGTCAGGAATGTCAGTCGGATCGGCCGCGCTGGAAGGCGTCGAACAGCATGTCCCGCATGGATCGGATGTCCGTCTCGATCCGGTCGAGGCGGTCGCCGTCGGCCTTGCGGTCCTCGCTGCGCTGACGGTCGATGCGGTCCCGGTCGGCGATCAGTTCCCGGTCGAGGCGGTTGAGCAGGGCCTCGTTCGTAAACGCCTTGCGCGTGATCGCCGCGATCAGGGCCATTGTGCCGCCGATCAGGGCGGTCAGCGCGGCGGTGATCCCGTGGTCCCGAAAGGCCCGCGCGACCTCCCCGGCGAGAGTGGTCTGGTCATCCATCATGGTCCTTTCCGGCCACGGTGCGTGGCGCTTCAGTAATCCGTTTCGACGTAGACGCCGGAGCAGTCATAGGCGACGGCCGCGGCGGTGCTGCCGTTGTTGAGGTAGTTTCGCGGGCTTAGCAGCTGGGTTGCCGCGGGCATGTCGGTGGTGATCGTGGCCTCCGCCACCGCGCCCGAGACCTCCTCGACCACGCGGATCCCGACTGCGCTGTCGTTCGGGGCCGCCGCGATATAGAGGGACAGGACGTTCGTCGTGCTGGCCACAGGGAAGCCCGCGCCGAGATCGATCAGCGTCGGTGCGCCCGCGCCGTCATTGTGGACGATCTGCCAGTTGGCATGGGTGCCACGCTCGAACCCGATGCCCAGCGCGTTGACGACGGCCGAAAGGGTCAGGGTCGTGGAGAGCGCCGCAACCAATCCGATCAGGCCGAAGAACCCCATGCCGGTCGGCTGCAGCGTCACCAGCGACAGCCGGTTCACATAGGTGAAGCCGCCAAGGCCCTCGCCATTGCCGCGCCAGCAGACCCAGCCTGCCGAGCGCTCCTCGGCCACTGCCCCGGCCGTGGCCGCCGAGGTCATCCGCCAGCGACGCATCGAGGTGGAGAGGTTGGTGGTGGCCAGCGTCGGCGTCGCCGCAGTGCCGACGGCCGTCCGCGGCATGCCGTTGGTGTTGATCGTCGTGCTGGTCGAGGGCGCCCAGGTAGCGATGCGGTTGACCCCGAAATGCGGCTGAAGCGGAAAGTGGCGGCCCGAGGGGCGCTCGACGTCGAGCCAGCCCATCCCCGCGCGGTCACGGGCATAGAGCGCCAGCTTTCCTGCGGGCGGTGGTGAAGGAACAGCATCATGGGCGGGCAGGACGACCGGTTCGGCCAGTTCGACGCGGCCGTTGGTGCGGTCGACCCTGAAGGCATCGAAGAAGGCGGACCCGTCCGGACTGACCTTGAAGCTAAAGTCATCGTTGCCGAGGAGGCCGATCAGCGCACGGGCGGAGAAGCCGGTCTTGAAGGCGAACGCAGCGTCGTTCCCCGCCGCAGCCTTGTTGACGGTCGCCTCGATCCCCGCGCCCGCATTGTTCAGCAGCGCGGCGGGTGTGTTGATGGAGAGGCGGTTGAAGCTGTCGGCCGTGGCCCCACCGAGGCCGAGGAGTTGCGCCGTCAGGTTGGCCTGGGGCATGCCGACCTGCGTGACGGGGTTGGCGAAGGTCACGGTCGGCGTGTTGATGACGGTCGTGCCCCCGGCCCCTGCTGTGGCCGAGCCGATGTTCACGACCGTTGTGGATTCGGACGCGCCGCCGGTGCCGAGGTTCACCGTCTTGGTCACGCCCGTGGTCGTGGCTCCGGTGCCGACCCCGTAGGTGGCAGTTGTTGTGGCCGTCCCAATACTGGCCGACGCGGCCGAAACGGTGACTGTGCCCGAAGCGGTCAGCGTCCCCGAAAACGTCTTGTTGCCCGTGAAGGTCTGCGTGCCCGCAAGGATCGCCAGTTCCGAGGAGGTGTTCGGCAGAGTAAAGCTTCGCGTGGTGCCCGTGCTGATCCCTGCCAGCGAGAAAGTCGCCTTCTTCGTCGGATCGGCATCGTTCACCAGGCTGAACACCGCGTCCGAAACGTCTCGTGGCTCGCCGACCACTTCCCAGGCGCTGCCGGTCCAGACGAGGAACAGACCCTCGGCCGCGACCCAAGTGAGCCAGCCGGTGCGCGGCACCAACCGGATCCATGCGCCATCGATCCAGAAGGCGATGTTCAGGTCCCACCCGGCCCAAAGGCCGGTGGCGCCTGGGGCCACAAGATGGCGGTTGCCGTCTGCCGGGCTGGCAGGCGGTGCAGTCCGCGTGCGGTCGAGGACCGACAGCTGCACCATGGCGTCGAGCAGGCGCAGCGCCTCGTTGTGGGTGACATGCTTCTGCGCCTGCGCCGCCAGGAGGTAAGGCAGGCCCAGATGGGTCGTGGTGTCGGACATGGGGGTTCCCGTGGGTTGGGCTCAGAACTGCAGCGTGACCGCGGCCGGTGTGCCGCGACCGAGGCGGTTCGAGAGCTGGAAGATGCGGAGCGCCAGTGTCTGGCCGGGCCCGAGCGGCGCGCCCCAGTCTGTGATCTGCTGAGCAGCGGTGTAGAGGACGGAACTCGTGCTGCTGATCAGCGTGCGCTTGACGGCCGGGCCATCAAGGATCTGGACGTCGTAGGATTCCTGGTCCTCGGCCAGCGGCACCTCGACCTGTTCCCAGGCATCGGCCACAAGCGCGCGGGACCGCTGGGTCCAGCAGATCGTCAGATCGCCCGGGCTGCGGGCCGTTCGCCACGGCTGTTCGACATGCACCGGCGCGAAGGGGACAAGCCCCCGGCCGGTGGGGGTGAAGCCCAGCGCGGCATAGCTTGCGTCGCTCATCGCGCGCGCAGCCGGTCCAACCCGCCAGTTCCACGGCAGTCCGAGGTCAGCTTCGGCGATGGGCAGCGAGGCCAGCGCAGCATCCAGCACGACCACCCGCGCCCCGGCCGGGGCCGGGTGGCCCATCGCGTATTCCGTCCCGCGCTGGCCGCGCAGGAGGCTGGTCAGGCGGTAGCGGCCGGGGGCGATCAGTTCGGCCGCACCGGCCTGCACGATTTCCCATTGGCCAGCGGCGCTCTCGACCGCCAGTGCGTTCGCCCCACCGAACAGCGCGACGTCGGTCACGCTTTCCAGCGTTCCAAACAGCAGATCGACGACCAGCTCGTTGCCCAGATCGAAGCGGGAGGTCGGGCCCGGAAAGAAGTCGAAGGCCAGCGTCCCGATCCGCGCCCGACTGCCGAAGGTCGTCAGGAGGTTGAACGCATCGGTGGACGCGCTGCGGAAGACGGCGATCTCGCCCGGCCAGGGGCTGGCATTGGCGGCGATCAGGGGGCGATGCGCGGGCTGGTCCTCAGAAATCTGCGGCAGGTCCAGCATTACCACCTCGGGCGTGCCGAAGACGACGGGGCTGGCGAGCGACGCGGGCCGGGGATCGCCGGGCGGCAGATCATAGGCGGCACGATCCTGACGGACGGCCTCGATCCCGCGTGCTTCGGCATCGGCGACTGACACCAGGCGGAACTCGACCTCGCGACCGTCATGCGCCAGCCGGATCACGTCGGCCGGATCAAGAGCGAGCCGCGAGGGCGGCAGGCGGAAGGTCGCGCTCTCGCGGCCGATCCAGGCCTCCATCAGTGCACGGCGGCAGCGGCGTTCGGCCTCTTCTGGCGGGATCGCCATCGCGAAACTTTCCGAAGCGATGCGCGTCGTGTCGACGGTGATGCGGCGCGCGTCCACGAGGGCAGCATCGTAATCCTCATCCGCCCGCGCGACCTGCCACTTCAGCGCCTGGGGCAGTTCGGTCTCCTGGCCGCGGGTCAGCTCGAAGGCTTCGCCCTCACGGCAGGAGACCAGATCATCCAGCGTAAGGGTGAGGCTCGATTCCCGCCCGCGCATGATGAAGCGGATCACGCCTTCGGTCTCGATGGCATCGAAGCCGAAATGCCGTGCGAGCGTGGAAATCGACGCGCGCGGGCTTTCCAGGGCGCCGATCACATAGCCCTCGACCGCACCCCAGAGACCCGAGACGTCGATCAGGCTCTCTGCCAGCCCGGCACGCAGACAGAGGTGACGCACAAGGGTGGCGGGCGACACCGCGCCCAGCCGCCCCGTCAGCCAGTGCCCAAGGCGCCAGTTCGGACCATCCGTCCAGACCCCGGTCAGTTCGGGAAAGAACGGATAGGGCCGAGCATCCCAGGTCCAGGCGGCGCATTCGGCGCGATGCACCATCCGGCCGCCGTAGACGGGCGACGTCGGGTTGTTCGCGCCCTGACCCCACCAGAGATAGCTGGCCTCGAGATAGGCGCGCTGGATGGCATCATCGCGCCAGCCGCGGGAGAAGTAGGGCGTGAAGCTTTCGGACGACTTCGGGTCGAAGAAGACGTTGGGCTGGTTCGTGCCCCGGTCGATGGCGGGGCACCCAAGTTCGGTGAACCACACCGGCTTCGACTGCGGCACCCATGCGGTCGGCGTGCCGCTCTCGATCCCGCCCGGCCGGTTGAAATGCGGGTTCGACCACCAGGCGCGCAGATCCTTGTAACGGAAGACCCAAGGTTTGCCTGCGGCACTGTCCGTGATCGGGGTGCGGGTCTGCGCCGACCGGTCGGCCGCGCTGGCGTAGAACCAGTCGAAGCCCTCGCCGCCCGCGATGTTGGCCTGCAGGTAGCCGCGATCATGGATCGCGGGCCAACCCTCCAGCGCATCGGCATGGTCGAACCCGTCGCGCCAGTCCGAGAGCGGCATGTAGTTGTCGATGCCGATGAAATCGATGTTGGCGTCCGACCAGAGCGGGTCGAGGTGGAAATAAACATCGCCCGTGCCGTCGCCGGGCTGGTGGCCGAAATACTCCGACCAGTCGGAAGCGTAGCCGACCTTGGTGCCCGGGCCGAGGACAGCCTTCACATCCGCGGCCAGCGCCTTGAAGGCCGTCACAGCCGGATAGGCACTGGCGCTGGACCGGATCGTGGTCAGGCCGCGCATCTCGGTCCCTATCAGGAAGGCATCGACCCCGCCCGCCACGGCACAGAGATGGGCGTAGTGCAGGATCATGCGCCTCAGGCCCCAGTCACCCGCAGGGCCGGTCCAGTTCACGTTGTCGCCCGACACCGCGAACTGCGCCGGGGTGGCCGCACCGAAGAAGCTGGAGACCTGTGTTGCCGCAGCGGCGGTCTTGTCCGCGGTCCCGGTATAGCCTGCTGCCGGGGAACAGGTGATCCGACCCCGCCACGGGAAACTCGGCTGGCCAGGCGTCGCGGCATTCGTGCTGTAGGGGTTCGGAAGCGTGTTGCCGGGTGGCACGTCCATCAGCAGGAACGGATAAAAGGTGACGCGCAGCCCGCGTGCCATCATCTCGCGGATCGCCTGCACCACCGCGAAGTCGGCAGGCGTGCCGCCATAGACCGGACGGTCCTCGGCATCCCGGCTGACGAGATGTGCCGCAGCGCGGGCAACCCCATTGACCGCCCACACCTTCGGGCTGGTGACCTTGGTCGCTACCTCCACGCCCGGCTTGATGGTGCAGTTGCCCGCACGCAGGTCATTGCCGAACCAGGCGACGACCAGGCTGACGCTCTCGACAGCCGGGGCCATCGCCTGCAGGCGATCGAGGGCCACGACGATGTCAGCCTCATCCGGCAGCGCGTTCAGGTTCTCGGCCGAGGTCGTGCCGCCCACGGTCTTGCGGACAGCCTCGGTCGCATAGGTGAATTCGCCCGAGGCCGGGATCATGGTGACGGCCTTGACCAGCTCCTCGGCCGTGTCGGGATCCGCGAGCGGGCGGAAGACCTCGAACGACAGTTGCGGCAGGCGGTTGCCATAGGTGGAAAGCGGCAATTCTTCGAACACGACATAAGCGGTGCCGCGGTAGGCGGGCGTATTGGCCGCGCCCATCTTCGCAGTGATGAACGGGTCGGCGGTCTGGCTCTCGTTCCCCGGATACCAGCGCCACGTGATGCCGGTCATGTCGAGCGGTTTGCCGTCGGCCCAGATACGGCCGATGCCTGTGATCGGGCCTTCACACAAGGCGACTGCGAAGCTGGCGTAGTAGAGGTATTCGGTGGTCTGGACCCGGCCACCGCCACCGCCCTTGCCGCCGCCCTGCGTCGTGGTCTTGGTCTCCTCGCGGAAGTCCGTGGCCCAGATGATGTTGCCGCCGATGCGCATGCGGCCGTAGAGGCGGGGGACGATGGCCCCTTCCGTGGCGGACGTAATCCGCAGGGAATCCAGCCGCTGGCCCTCGATCTTCTGCGCGGGCGCCAGCGAGGACACGATCCAGCTGTCCACGACCGAGCCCACGCTCGAGCCGATGAAGCCACCGATCGCGGCCCCGGAAAAGCCGAGGATCGCGCCACCAAAGGCCCCGCCGATGGCGGAGCCGACAGCGCCGAGGACAAGTGTGGCCATGGCGGAAACTCAAGGTTCGAAGGGTTCGGGGGGACTCAGCGTGCCGGGAACAGGAAGGCGAAGGCGATGCGCCGCCGCCAAATCGGTGTCAGCGGTTCCTCGATCACGCCGAGGCGTTCATAGGCGTGAAGGAAGGTGTCCGGGCCGGTCAGGATGCCCACATGCTTGGCGATGGCGCAGGGCATCATCCGGAACAGGACCAGCGCACCGGGTGACGCATCTGCCGGTGCGATCTCCGGCATCATCGTCCGTGCGCCCTCCGCCGGCACCTCGCGTGGCCCGGTCTCGCCCCAATCCCGGCTGTAGGGCGGGATCGGGAACGGCTCCGGCCCGACGACCTCGCGCCAGACACCGCGCGCGAGGCCGAGGCAGTCGCAGCCGACCCCGCGCAAACTCGCCTGATCGTGATAGGGCGTGCCCAGCCAGGATCGAGCGGTGGCGATGACGCAGACGGGGTCGGCGGTCTTCACAGCACCGCCCCCTCGTGACCGCCATCCTTGGTGGCGTATCGCAGCCCGTTCGGCGGGCAGACAGTCCCCCGGACTGTCTGCTTGTCCGCCTCACCCTGACCCAGAATGTGCGTCACAACACAGCTCCTTCATGGCCACCGTCTTTGGTGGCGTAGCGAAGGACTGCGTCCTGCCCTGGGATATGTGGAAAGCCGCGAAAGCTGAGGACATTGGCGAACTTGGTGCCGCAGGTCGCGATCCGCTTGTCGCAGCCCGCGCGGATGATGAACGCATCGGTCACCGTGATCGGGCGCACCGGTGCTTCCAACAGGGTCAGGATCGCCACCCCGTCGACGAGGTCATGCGACAGCACCTCGACCCGCCGCCCGGCATTCGCGCCGGTCGACCATTCGACGAGGCCGAAGGCAAACCAGCCTGCCGCGAAGGCGCCAAGGTCGGAAGCGGTGAAGGCCCGGTCGCGCAGCACGTCGATGACCGCGCCGCTTCCCTTGAAGGCTGGGGCATCGGTGTTCACGCCGCAGCGCGCATCGCCCAGCGCGGCGTCGCAACTCGCCTGAAACGTCCGCCCCACTGTCTGACCGAGGACATGGGCCAGCGATCGGACCTCGGCCACGAAGACCAGCCGCCCGCGCCTGATCTGGCCGATGGCCCCGCGACGCAGCAGCACACGCTGCGAAGGTGCAGACCAGTTCACGCGCCAGACCTCGACAGCCGCATTGTCCCAGCGCCCGTCGAGGATATCGGTCTCGGTGATCCGGTCGGAGGACAGCACGCCTTGTGCGTCCTGCGCATCGACGGACAGGTCCGACCCCGACCGGACCTCCGACGCCGTCAGCCCGCTTTCCGGTTCGAACTCGGTCCCGTCGAACGCCAGCGTTCGGTCATGGTCCGTGAAACCGAAGGTCATGCCATCGGCGCGAATGATCCGCCAGCACCATGCGAGGGTCGTCGTACCCTCGCCGAGATGTGCCTGCAGCGCGGGGTTCAGGGCTTTCATGTGCGGATTTCCACGAGGGGTATCGAGGTGATCGACCCGAGACGTTCCAGATCGAGGGTGACGTCGAGGACGTCGGTGTCGAAGCGGATGGGGACGTCGAATTCGAAGCCTGCAGTGACGGCGACGCCCAAGGCCGGGGCGGTGGCGAAGGTGACAAGGCCGGTGGTCGAGGAAACCGACCAACCGGAGGCTTGCGTCGCGCCGTTCAGGGCGACGGTCACCGTTCCGGCGACGGGTTTGGTAATCGCGCGAGACCAGGACTGCGCGCCAGAGGTGTATCGCTTGGCGAGTTGGAATTGCGTGGCCGCCCCGTTGCCGGTGCCGATGGGCTGATCGTTTGGCCCCGGCGACTGCGACGGCAGGCAGGATTTGAAGTCGGCCCAGTCCTTGAAGCGGAAACCATGGAGGCGACCGTTCCTCGCCTCGAAGAAGGCGACGACCGCTGCCAGATCGTCGGCGCGGCGGATGCCGTAGGCAACGTCATAGCGGCGGCGGCTGTTGGCCCAGCTGGCGTTGCGCTCCTCGGCCCCGCTTGTCAGTTCGACGATCTGGGTGCGCCGCTCGGGGCCGCCCCGCGCCCCTCGACTGATGTTGTCCGGAAACCGGACCTCGTGAAATGCCATTACATCCCCCTCCGGCCCAGCGACACGGCGCGGGCGATGTCGCTGGCGACTTGCGTCCGAGACTGCCGGAAACTCTCGGCGTCGCGGGCGTTGATCGTGACGTTGACGGTCGAGGCGCCCGCCCGGCCGTAGCCCGCCGCCTCGCGCCGGGAGAGAACCCGTTCGCCGCGTTGCAGGATCGCGGGCACCTCATCGGGGCGCAGCCCGGCCCAGCCCCCGTCGTGCATTCGCGGGGCATTGGCGAAGGCCAGGGCCGGGACCATCCGGCCGGGACCGGGTCCGCCGACCATGCCGCCCGCATGCAGGATGTTCGCAAAAATCCCACCCGCACCGCCCAGCGCGCCCGAAAGGGCGTTCGCGATGGGGCCGAGGATGAATCGCCGGGCGGCGAGCTTCGCCAGATCGGCGATCATTGAGGTGACCAGATCGCGGAAGTCGAGTTTGCCGGTCTTCACGAAGTCGCCGATGGCGTTCTCGGCCGAGGTGAAGGCCCCGACCAGCGCGCTGCCGATATCGCCACCGATGTCACGCGCCTTGGCGGCATAGTCGGCAAGTGCCGCCGTGACCGCCTGCCAGCCAGTTAGGGCCGTGTCCGCGCCTTCGGCCGCCGCAACCCCGGCGTCACGCGCGGCCCCGCCCGCGCCATCGGCGGCGGTGGCGGTGTCGTTCAGCCCCGTGGTCAAGGCATCGGCCGCTCCAGCCGCATCCGCCAGCGCGGTCTCGGCCTCTGTACCTGTGCCGGTCACCGCATCCTTCAGCGCCTGCCAGCTGGCGAGCGGCCGACCCGCGGCATCGGCGAGCATTCCGGCCGCCTCGCGATAGCCATCGGCCCGTGCGCGGGCATCCTCGGCCATCGCACCGAGGCCGAGGTCAGGTGGCTCGAGATAGGTCCGCGACAGCGCCGCCGAGAAGGCGTCCGCTGCGGCAGCACCGGCAGCGGTCGCGGCACCCTCGAAGGGATTGCCGATGCGGCCGAGTTCGACGGGATCCAGCGTGCCGATCCGCACCCCGCCTTCGCCCGTGGCCCATTCGGGCAGCAGCGCGAGGGCCGCGTTCAGGGTCTCGATGAAGCTGTTGATGCGCGTGACGACGCCATTCAGCATCGCCTCGACGCCCGAGATCAGGCCATTTGCTGCCTGGAAGGCGAAATCGCCGATGGCACTAGGCAGGCTTCCCCAGATCACGACGGCCGCGTCATAGGCCCCTGGAAGATCGCGGCTGTCCGGTCACCGAAGCTGACGACACCTGCGATGGTGCCTTCGAGGGCCGAGAGCCCCGCCGCCTTCAGCCCCTCCCATCCGGCCGCCATCCGCGCCAGCGCCGCGTCCAGCGACAGGCCGATGCGGGACCAGACCTCGCGGGCCAGATCGCCCAGCAGGCGAAACGCCTCGCCCACCCCGCCGATCTGGGCGACAAGCTGCGAGAACTGATAGACCAGTTCGCCCGCGCCGACGATCAGCGCGCCGATGCCGGTCCGGATCAACGCGCCGCGAAGAAAGACCAGCGCCGTCGCGAGCCCGCGCACGGAGAGGGCGGCGGCAGCGAGCCCTGCCACCCAGCGACCCGCCATGACAGCGGCGAAGGTCGTGGCATAGGAGGCAAGACGTCCGAGGTTGTCGATCAGCGTGTCGATGGCCGACCGCAGGATGCCACCGTCTGATGCGAGGGCCACGAAGGCATTGGCCAGCGCCTCGATGGTCGGCGCTACTGCGACCGCGATGCGGTTACGGAGACCGTCGAAGACGAGGGATATGGTGCCCAGCGCGAGTTGGGTGCGGCGCAGGGCTTCCAGCGCATCGCTGTCCAGCACCGCGCCAAGATCCGAGGCTTGATCACCCAGTCGGGCCATCTCGGCCCCAGCGTTGCGTAGCAGCGGCAGCAGTCGTGTGGCGTCCGAGGCCATGGCCTCCAGATAGAAGGTCATCTCCTGCTGGCTGAGACCGGCGCGTTCCAGCGTGTCGAGGTAGAGTTGCAGCGCCTCGGGGCCGGAGAGGCGCGCGAACTGGTCGGCGGTGACGCCCACACGGGGTGCGACGTTCTCGAAGAAATCCGCCATCGGCCCGCCGCCGGTCTGCAGGAAATCGCCGACCCGGTCGTTCACGTCCTTCAGGATGTCGGCGAGCTTTTCCTGCTCGATGCCGACCGTGCGCGCGCCAGCCGACCAGCGTTGCAGGGCCTCCGGTGTCGCATTGGCGACCTGCGCGAACTGCCGGATCTGCGCGGCGCTCTCGGCGGCGGAACGGACGATCAGCCCGAGCGAGGCCGTGGCGGCGGCTGCGGCGGCCCCGAGCGCCAGGCCCGCCCGGCGCGCAAAGGCGGCAAACCGGGTGTTCGCCAGTTCCATCTCACGCGAGAGACGGCCAAAACCACGGGCCCCGGCCTCGCCCACCCCTTCCAGTTCGGCGCGCACGCGCCGTCCGCCCTCCGCCACGAGGCGGACGGAGACCTTCTTCTCAGCCATTCCGGCGTCCTTCCATCTGCTCGTTCAGTTTGCGCACCATCACCGCCTCGATTTCGGGCAGCAGTTCGGCGGTGATCAGGGCGCTGACGCCCAGCGCGTGCGCCAATGCCAGCGCCGCGCCCATGTCCCAACCGATGACCGCCCCCGGCGCGATCCGCAGCTGCCCGCCGAGGCGCTGGGTCAGGTCCCAGACCTGCCAGCCCTCGACCGTCAGCGGTCGGTTCAGTCTTGCGGGGCAGTCCGGGCAGGGGCCCGCGCAGGCCGCGCAGTAGCCGTCGCCCCCGCCGAAGGACCAGTCGGCGAGGGCGCGGAGGCGTTTTTTTCCTGATCCAGCATCAGGCCGCGGGCGACATATTGCGCCTGGAAGGCTTCGAACACGGGCCAGATTTCCAGCAGGGCGTCGATCCCGGCCGGGCTGACCGGCACGAGGTTGCCGTCATCGTCGCCCACACCTTCCCATTCCAGAACCGCGCGGCGGGCGACGGCTTTCGCCATGGCCAGCGCCATATCTTCCTGGCTGGAGGTTTCTGACAGTCCGCCGAGCATGGGGTCCGCGCGGGCAGAGACCATCAACGCGGTGGTCAGGGGCGCAACCAGGACGCGCAGTCCGGGCAGCAGGTCCAGCCATTCGGGCCGGTTCGACAGGTTCAGGCGGATCATGGTCAGTATCCCGTGACGGTGTTGACGAGGACGGCGGTGCACATGCGGGCGGGGCTGGTGGCCTTGGCGGCCTGCCAGTCGAAGGTCGCCTGGATGCCCTGAGGTCCGGGGATCTCGATCCGCGGGACTGGCAGGTAGACGGCGTGGGCGGTGAAGGTGAAACTGGCGTTCGCGCCGAGGCTGTATGCGAACTCGAGTTCGCAAGGCGTGCCGTCGATGGCTTGCGTCACCAGCGCAGAGTCGGCGAAGCGCACCTCGATCCGCCCCGTCAGCGCCGCCATGCCGGGATCGGCGCCTTCGATCTTGCCGTCGTTGCGGATGGTCTCGATCCGATCGAGGCCGTTGGCATAGGTGATCTCGGCCGAGACGACATTCCCCAAAGAGGTGCCGTTGCGCTTCACCACCCCGTTGAAATGGCCGAAGCGTTGCAGGCCCAGCGAGGTCGGCGTGCCTGCGGCCGTGGTGGCTGAGATGGCCTCGCCTTGGGCAATCAGGCGGGCGGTGGCCGGCAGCAGGCCCGACCGGCTCATCTGCCAGGACAGCTGGTCCATGACGCAACCCGCATACATCGCGAACCGCGGCACTTCGGGCATGGCCACTTCGATGGCCATCGAGGGCAGCGTCCAGTTCCCCGACTGGAAGGTGTGGGTCTTGGGCGTGGTCCCCGTCGTGGTCGGGGCCCCGAAGGCGGCTTTCAGCCAGAAGCCGAAGTTCTCGACGTCAATCGGCACCACAACATCGCCGTCGGCGGTGACCGCGTCCTTGATCGGGGCCAGCGGGTCGCGCCCCTGGCCCAGAAGCTCCGAGGCGATCAGCGGCTGTTCTGACCCGAGTGTGGTGCTGGCAAAGGGCATCAGCCGATAGCCGCTCGCGGGCGGGGTGCCGTAGACGGTTTCGAACGCAAGCGCCATCTGCGCCCGCGCGCCGTGAGCGCGTGCCATTGGGGTCTCCTATGTGAGGGGTGTCAGGCCAGAGGGCCAGTGGTGGTGTAATGCAGGACGGCGGTGATCACCGCCGCCTTCAGCGCCGCCGCGCCCTCGACGGGCAGATCGACCGAGGCCGGGGCCTCCGGTTCGACCCAGTCGCAAAGGCCGCCGAGCGTGCGGTCTGCTTCCAATGCCGCGCCGATGGCGGTGATCAGGTCAACAAAGGCGCTGGCCCGGCCGGTGCCTGTCTGGACGACGACCTCCAGCGCTGCCCGGTGATGGTAGTGGTAGCGCAGCGGTGACAGCGTCACCTCTGGCTCGCCCGGCTGGCCATCGCGCAGGATGATCAGACCGGCCGCCGGGATCCGCTCGGGCAGCACCTCGTCACGCAGGGTGAGGGCGGCAAGCGGTTGAAGCCGCACGTGCAGCGCGGCGAGGACAGTTTCGCGGGCGGTGGGCATTGACATGAACCTCGCAGCCTCCCTTGGGAGATCGCCGTGTTGCAGGCACCGTACGGTGGGGTGAACGCTTCTTTACCCACTGCCTCAACAAACCACCCGCGGGTCAGCGGGAGGTTCCATGCAGCACAATCTAAGGGAATTTCTCCGCCACGGCGGCAGCGGGCAGTACGTTTTTGCACGGCAGAATGGGGCCGTTTACGGCTATCGCGCAGGCATTTCGATCAAGTCTGAGTTCCCCGGCTATGCCGACCTGCGCGCCGATTTCACCGACCAACTGGACCGCGTGATCGCCGAAAACAGCCGGATGCTGCTGAACGCCCTGACGCCCCCGGACACCGTGCCGTGGGTGACCGAGGCCGACCTGCGCGACGTTTCGGACGCCAGGGAAGAGGCGCTGCGCCAGTGGGACACGCGCCTGACGGCCATCTTCGAGGAATATGAGACCCATCCGCAGCGCCTTCGCCCCCTGCGAACCGCCATGGAAGAACGCCTTCTGCGGGCTTTCGCTGGCCTGATCAACCAGCTTCGGCAGCAGGATTTGGGGATCGAGCGGTACATCTGGCGTTCTCAGGACGACGCGAAAGTCCGTGACAGCCATGCAGAATACGACGATCAGGTATTTCGTTGGGACGAGCCACCCGCAGGCGGCCATCCAGGGCATGCGCACAACTGTCGGTGCTATGCGGAGCCGATTGCGCCGGGATCGCGGACCGACGTGATTCTTGCAGACCTTACACTTCCGGCCGAGGCACCCGTGGACGCCATCTTGCGTCGCCTTGGTCTCCGCGCCGCCGCGATCACACCGCTTGGAGCTGCCGCCCAGGCGGCTTTGGCCGCCAGCAATGCCCTGCAGCAATTCACGCGTCTGGCCACCGAATTTCGGCTTCAACGTGCGGCAGAAATCCTTGGCGTCGATCCCGGATCGGCCGAAGGGCTCCTTGCGGCTATGGCTCACGAACTGGTGCAGGAATCAGTCATCTCTGGTCTCGGGTCCAGTTTGCCGAAGTCGGTTGAGGCTGCGCAGATCGCAGGGCAGGCGGCCGCGCTTTACGAGATGTTGCACCCCGGCACCATCGTGCGTGTCATCGAAGGGGACCGGGCCGCACAACTCGCCCTGGGAAACTTCGTCCAGCAGGCCTACAGTGCATTCGAACAAGGCCGCTTGCGACTGCAGGACGGAACGATTGCCCAAGGCTGGGTCGAGGTTTTCCCCGAACTCACCGAGGGCGAACGTCGGTTGGGTGAGCTTCCCGGCTTCACGCCGGAACGCATCGACCAGTGGCTGGAAACCTATCCGGCCGAGACCCTTGGTCTGCCGAACCACACGGGTTCGCCCCCTGTCGAAGATCCTACCGGCAACATCATCTCCACACCGATCCCGGATGAAGCAGGGCCGAACATTGTCGAGGCGCGACCCGGCGAGCCTACGCCGATCAGCCCCAACGATGACGAGGCGACCCGGCGAGCCATTCAGCGCGAGAACGAGACCGCCCAGCTACTCGCCGGAAGCGGCCTTGACGTCGTGCAGAACCCGGTGGTGGCGGGGCCGAAGAAGCCCGATTATCTGATCAATGGCGAGGTTTACGATCATTATGCGCCATCGACAGACAATGTCCGAAGGATATGGGAAAGAGTAAAGGAAAAGGTGGATGACGGGCAGGCGCCGAATGTCGTAATTGGCTTGCGCGATAGTGCTGCAAGCGAGGAAGCTCTTCGAAGGCAGTTTGCGGATTGGCCGATTGACGGTCTGGGACGTGTCTTGATCGTGCGTCCCGATGGGACGATTGGAGAACTCTGATGGCAATTGAGTATTCTGTCTATTCGGATCTAGGCAAGGCGGACTTGGAACGCCGCCTCAACGATGCGGCTCGTTCCGCTATCGGCGTTTGGGAAATCTGGAGTGCAAGCGATGATCTTGGGCCGTTTCATGAGGAGATCATGGAAGAGTACGGCGTGCGGAAGGGTTTCAAAACAAGGGTGTATTGCAGACACTCGAAAGACCATACCGTGCAGGCCCGAGAGGCAATGCTTGCCTTCTTCGAGTCCTTGCCAGGACGAAAGCTCCTTCTGAACGGAGACGTGTTTGTCGCGTTCCGTCCCGCTTGACACTTCGGCACTGAATCTGAAGTGCGATCCTGTCTTTCAAGGATTTGATGCGCGCCACCCCGCCACGATCCGCCCCGGCACGGCGTCGATGGCCCGCTCTGCATCCCGCGCGAGGTCCAGCCGCTTGCGCAGCTTGACCTGCGGCACGAGGAGGAAGATCGGCACGGTGGTCAGCCCGCGGCCGGTCTTTGCTCGTGACGCCACGGCTCGTCCCTTGCTGTTCAGCCTCCCCTCGGCCACCAGCAGGCTCGGGCCCCGGCGGCGATAGATGAAGCGCAGCCGCAGGCCGGTGCGGCGTTCCCATTCGCCGGGGGTGATCCGGCCGCCGCGCAGGGACTTGCCCGCGGCGGGCGTGGGGATCGTCAGCCAGAAGCCTTGGCGCGACCGGATCAGCGGCCCGGTGTCATGCGCGCCGACGATGACCGGGGCGTTCGACCAGACCAGCGCCGCGGCGTTCAGACTCTCGCTGCCCTTGGGATAGGTGGCCAGCCGGATCGAGTTCCCAAGCCGGGTGCCGAGCCCCGCGCCGGTGATCTGGCTGCGCCAGGCGGATTTGAGGCCCGCGCCTGCCTCGCGCATGGCGGTGGTGACCGCCTTTTCGCCCGCGGCGATTTCCGCCTGCATCAGGGCGGCGAGGTCGGGGCTGATTTCCAGCTTGAGCTTCATGCTGGCCTCAGGTCCAGCCGCAGTCCGGGCGTCCCCGGATCGTCAAGGCTCAGGGCGCTGTTGGCCTGCTGAAGGCCGGTCAGCCGCGCGGCCAGTTCGGCGTTTGACAGCGTGAGAAAGCCGATCGCCTGTCGCAATGCGGGCGTCAGGGCCAGCGCTCCCCGCTGGGTCAGGCCAAGTTCGATGCCCGTCAT